TTCGTTTATATAGTTTCATTCACATTTCACACTCGTACCCTTGTTTGCGGGACTTTTAAACGTTTATTAAGCGTTCACCAAAATGTCAAAGTTTCGCAACAAGTGTTACCATTGTAACCCCCCCCCGTGAAGTCGTCAACACGAAACGTGTTGCGAAATTGTAAACTTAGTGACATACTGATGACGGTGACAAAAACAACGTAAAAAGAAAATGAAAAGAAACGGAGAACAAACCCATGAAATTCAACATCAGACTGAAGCAATTGCGTCAGGCTCGCCGTTTGACACAGGTCGAGCTTGCGAAGCGTCTCGGAATCTCTTCCGCAGCCGTTTCAATGTACGAGTCCGGACAGCGTGAACCCAATTTCGAGACCGAGGAGCTGATCGCTGACTTCTTCAACGTTGATATTGACTATTTACGCGGAAAAAGGGACACGACGACCGAGATCGTCACACCTGACACACATTTATTATTCCAGATATACAAGCGCCTTGATGCCCGTTCTCGTGAGATGGTGACGGCATACGCTCAGGGCGTTTTTGACACTATGCAGGAGAATCGCCTTTTGATTCCGCAAGATGACCAGGAGCAGGAAGAAGCTCCGGAGAAGGATCCCCTCGAGGATCTGGAACAGGATCCCGTTGAGGAACCTGAAGAACTTCAAAAAGCCCAATAAAAAACGAAATGAAACTGCAAAAATGCAAATTTATCGTTTTGAGTTTTGCAGTTTTTATTTGAGTATTTGGAGGAATAAATGCGAATAATCAGAAAATGGAACGACGAGCTGCGGAATTACGAACAGGTTGAGATCCCCGACGACTGGAAGATCCCAATGTTCTCGGAAGACATGGACGAAATCATCAACTGCGTGAACTGTGGCCGTGAGATCAGGTTCGGCGATGGTTACACGTCCATGAGATACCACAACCGCGCAGGATTCGGATATTACGAGTGCGCGGAGTGTTATGAGGAATACTTACCGAAGCGGATCCAGCGCGCCATGGAGAAGGGTGAACTCAATGACTGATAAACTGAAGGAAATAATCGAAAATGCTCCCGTGAAGAAAGTGGGCAGGTTTGTCGCCCTCATGTTCATCCCAAACGGCGAATATGATGGCTTTTGGGGTCATAACGGATATGACAACATCCTCCTCCTGGGACAGGAAGGCCATCGTGAAGGCGGCACCTGGTACAAGATCGCAACCTCTTCCGATGTCTTCCAAATGGCACACTATGAGAGCATCTCGATCGACATCCCGACGGAGCTGGGCGTTCCCGTTCTTTTTGTCCCGGAAGGAATTGAGATTGATAACACCCTGGATCTCTCGAGTGTCCTGGCTATCAATAAGACCAAGCTCCCATTGATGGAATAATACAAACTTTTTGTTAGGTGCCCCTAGATCTTACAAACTTCTTGTTAATGCCGGACATTATAACGACATTGCGAAAACATTGCGCTACATTGTAAACGGTTGGCAACCGGTTGAAAACCAAACGGAGGACCCAGAACATGCCCATGACTGTTGGCCAGTATGCTCTTGATCGTGGCTATTCAAGAACGGCAATTTATAAAGCAATAGACCGCTTAGGAATAAACGAGAGCCATACATACAAAGGAATCAACAACGGAAAAGAAACCATTTTCATCTCAGACGATGGCATCCGGCTCCTGGATGAAAACCTGCAGCCTTCGCAGAAATCAAACGACGCTCTGAAGAAGACCCTCGAGCTCGCGATCAGGGACCGAGAGGCGCAGCTGATCCAGGAGAAGGCGGACAAGGTCGAAGAGTTGACAACCAAGTTCACAACCTTGACGGAGCAGCTCCACAAGGAAAAAGAACACGAGATCGTTGTCACTCGTCAGGAAATGCTTGAGAAGGTTGACAAGATCGGCGTCAACTTGATGCAGACGGTCGACCAGATCAGAGAGGACAAGGACGCCCTCATTGCAGAGCTCCGCGGTCAGATTGCAAAGCTCGAAGCTGACAATCAGAGGTTGACAACCGAGTGCCAACTGTTGACCAAGTCCCTCAATTATGCGAAAAAGCACCCGATCAAGTTCGCGATGTCTCAGGAGCTTCCTGCAGGCGAGTCCTGAGCTCCGCCTTCCGTCTTTCGATCTCCTTCGCTTCCGCTCAGGTTGCTCCCGATCTCTGGAGCTCGTCACTGCGTTCGACTCCCTCCGGAGATCTGCGAGCCTACACCGTAATTTTTTTACGTTAACGCCCCAATGTTTGACCTATCTGGAAAAACAGGGGCGATTTTTTCCAGTTAGCGCTTGACATCCTGAAGCGGATGGAACACGCTCGACGAGCTTGAGCCTGAGCATAGTAATCCCCTACAGAAGCAGGAAATTACTCAAACACGCCCGAGGTCACCCTCGCCGTCGCTTCAGCTCTCCGTTCCTTGATGGCTGCTAACTGCCCACAGCCGGAACGGAGATAAATCCCGCAGCTCTTCGCTGCCAGTTACCTAACCGACCCGCATTTATTAATCGCCCGTTCGCGGCGATGCGATGAGTTTATTCTCTCAATGTGGAGCTCATCAGCTCCCAGATCCTGCAGTTGATAACCAGGGCGCAGCTCTCGAGCATCCCCGGCGAGCTTTGAAGGGTACAAAAAAGGCGGTCAACGTATGAAATCCGTTACCACCTTATTACAATCTTGTTCATTACCTTGACTTAAAAAAAGCATAACTTTAAAATAGCCATAGGTGCACTTGAGTACTACGGTTTGCTACGGAAGCCAAACGTCACCTTGCAACGCCAATTGCAAAGCTCGTTATTTATGAATGATCAGGGAGTTCGCAACAACTCCCTTTTTCATTGTTTGTAATTTCCATGTTAACACTCTTTTCAAAATTTCAATGCGGATTTTGAAATTTGTAACCTATTTATAACCTACTGTGAAATTCAAGTGTGAAATTTTCACAGTTTTGCACACTGTGAACATTGTTTTGCACATTGTGAAAACCGAAAAAGTCCGAAATGGTCCGACATGTCCCCGGAATGTCCCCAATGTGTCCCCGGAATGTCCCCAATGTGTCCCCGATAATTCCCCAAATAAAAAAGACGCCCGACCGAGATCGAGCGCCTTTTCTATGGAAGATATTCAACGTTAACAACGTTGCACGTATTTACTCGAGACATAGCCGTCCCGATCTGCGAGCTTCAGCCATCCGTCAACTGTGCCGCTGATGCGCACCGTGCTCCCCTTCGGAAGCGATCCGATGACTTTACCGTTTGGGGTTCTTCTGATGTTAAGCGGATCCGTTTGAGTGACGACCTTGCCCGTCCAGATCTGAGAGTCGGATCCTGTCGGGATCTTTAAGACCTGCCCGACAATGATCAAATCGGGGTTCTTGAGCTTGTTGGCTATAACGAGAGCCTGCACGGTCGTCCCGAACCTGTTCGCGATCTTGGTCAATGTGTCGCCCGGTGCTACGGTGTAGGTGATAGGACCGTTCTGAGGCTCTTCCTTTGGTTCCTCTTTAGCAGGAGGCTCGTCTGTATACCTGGGATGGCCGTAACCTGCTATTTTAGGATCGAGTCGGCTATAACAGTTCGCGCGTACCTGGTCGGAAGAATTGCCCTCGATAGTTCTGACCAGACCGTCAGCCACTTCGATGACGATGCCCGTGTGGTTGATGGCTCCGTTGCTATAAAAGAAGATTTGATCGCCTTCCTGCGGATCCGATCCCCATCGTCCGGCGCTCTTATAGAAATCAGCGGAGAACTTGCAGCCTGCTCCTGTGGACTTCTTAGGCTGACAGAGCATATAAAGCGCCTGCTCTTCTCCGAACTCGTGAAGAAAACAATAATCGACGAAAATGTCGCACCAAGCAGCGCCTTGTTTCTTGCCGTTGTAAAAATCGGGATAATCTCGATCTATCTCCGCCGCGTACTTGGTAATGTTGTTACTGTCTTCTTTATAACCAACCTGAGAAGCTGCGAATGATACAAGTTTGGTGATCTGGTTCATTTCTTCAATTCCTCCTCTAAGTCTTCAATCCTGTGATTTGCGACTTTGATCTGTTCATCGATAACGGCCTGATGCTCTTCAAGTTTGAAAGTCCGCTCGATGACTTGGTTGTGTTTCTCGACCTGCTTGGTCAGCTCCTCGATCTTGTACTTCGTCAGGTTGCTAGATGTCAGGACGGCCACGGTCGACCCGACGCAGGTCCCGACCAGCGACAGGATCGCCACGATGATCGTCTCAGACATCTGACCGCCCTCCGTCTGCAAGTCCTTCGGCGAGAAGGTAACCGACCACGGAAGCGCCTGCCATGATCAAAGCGGCAACCTCTTCCGCCTTGCTCTTGTCTTCTCCGAAGTAGATCAGGAGCATGGTCACAAAGGAAGCCAGGGCGAGCCAAAACTTCCTTGATGTCAATTTTCTGATAATGTCCTTTTTATTCATGATTGCCTCCGTTCTTGTCCCTTCCGAACAGTCCAATGATCAGAAGAACACAACAAAACAGGATAAAGAAGAGAATCGTGCTCATGATCATGGTCTTGCTCCTCTCTTTATGCCAAGAAAGCGACAAAAGAAAGCGAAATATATTGATTTTGAGATAGTGAGCTTTCAAGCTCTACCCTTCCGTCGCTATTAAATTTAAGGCGAACACCAGCACCGCCCGAAGAGTAAACGCTTTCATAATAGTCACTGTTTAAAGTCGCGTTGACAGTGAAAAGAATCGTTCCCGTGGGTTGATTAGCTGAGTAATTAGCAAAGCCTCTTACTGCTAACACTTTTCCATATTTATAAGCAGAAAAAGAACCAGCCAAAGGGGTGACATTATTAGTAACACTTACATTTTCAACCGTTAAGTTGTCCTGCTTCAACGCGAGAGCATTATCGACTTCCGTCTTTGTGTAAGTGTTGGCAGCGTCCGCCTTGTCAGCATCCAGCTCATTAATGGCTCCGACGATCGTGTGGTCTGTAGTTGTAAGGTTGTTATCCGTCACGTCTTGCTTCAGTGCGAGCTCTGTGGCGACTCCCTCAGATGTTACCGCATAGCCGTTACCATGTCCGGGCGTGGGTGCAGCGTCAAAGATAACGTTTGCGCTGTCGTACTGGTTGGCGACCTCTGCGGCTACCATTCCCGCGACCTGAGTCTCAAGGTTGTCGATCTCACTGGCAGATTGCACGCCACCCTCAAGCGGATCCTGTTCGACCTCAAGAATGAAGTTCATAGTGCCGATCACGTCGGCGCCCTTCTCCAGCTTCAGCTCGCAGAGATTGGAACCATGGCACGCGGTCATCTGCTCCGTCGTAACAAATTCGACATAGCTGTCGGATGTATTCGTCACGGCTTCCGTGACAACATTGCCATCAGGCTTACGGACCGAGATGCTGATCGTTTCCGTGCCGTCCAGCGTGAAGACATTGAAGCCCTCGAAAAGGTTGACGTGGATCGTTCTGCCGATGTCAAACTGCGAAGCGTGACAGACGGGGCGATCCTTGCCCGGGATGATGTTCAGATTAAAAGATTCCATGATGTTAACCTCCTAGTTCTTCAATTCTTCTTGCCAGATCCTGCACAACGTTTACAAGGTCCGCAATTATTTCCTCGTACCTTATGCCCTTGGACGTGTCTGCTTCGCCCTCTGTGCCCTCTTCCTGAGCCTTCAGCGCGCGATCTACATAAACACCCCAATCATCTCCGCCCATGGCTTCCTTGACGTCCTGGGCGATAAATCCGTGGTGATCGCGACCGCTCTCGCCGTCGTTGTATTTGAACGTGACGGGCTTCAAGTTCCTGATGAACTCCTTGGACTTCTCTAGGTCTATCTCTTCAATGTCGTGCTTTATGTTCCTGTCGGATCCCGTGACCGCGTTGCCGTTTACATACAACGTGTTAAAGTTGCCGATCTCCGTGTAAAGGTTCATGGCATAGAAATCCGTAGCCTGCGACTTTGAAGCGAACAATGTCGGAGTGTGCAGGCTGTAAACGTGGCACGCCTTCGAGAAATACATTCCTTTGTTGGCGTCAAACTTGAAGACGGGCACCGTGATCAAAGAACTGGCTTGTCTGACGTGATGGTTCGCACTGTCCCAGCTCATTGACGTGTCGGTCCACTGCTCCGAAGAGTCCGCGATCGTGCTGCCGTTGATGTTGAACTGTGTCGCGCTGACCTTGCCCGTGATCTCGGCACTGGTCGCCTTCATGTTGCCGGATCCGTCGACCGTGAAGGTGCCGCTTCCGTTGTTGATCTTGATGCTCGTCAAGGTTCCCGTTTTGATGTAGTCTGCAACGATCTCACCGTCTGCCGTCATTGCCAAGCCATACGTTCCCGCATAGCCTGTGGAAGAATAGCCGAGGCCGTTCTTGTTCCATCTCCAGACCTTCGTCGCCGTGCTGATGTCCGCGGTGTTCATGATGAGGATCTCGTCAGGCTCACCGTCTCCGTCGGAATCATGCAGGACTACATTGCCGCCCAGATTGCCCGTGATGAGCTGCGTCGCTCTTTCAACGGACTCGTCCATAAATGACCTTGTGGGCTTTTCCTCGAGTGCCTGGATGTTGCTCGCGATCGTGTCCGCGATGTTTGTCCTGGCATCTCCGAACGTGCACGAAGTATAACGGTCACGAAGAACGTCCCAGACAGTCGCCACACATTTCGCCGTTGCTGTGATGCCCAGCGCTTCAACATAAATGTGCACGGTGTCGCAAAGGTCCACGCGCTCAGTTAATCCCTCAAGCTGTTCAAAATTCAAAGTGATGGAATCCGTCAGCTGTGTGAGGTTGTTGTTGCTGATGTAGTTGTTCGCCAAGGTTGCGAGCTGTGTCATCAATGCCGTGCCGCTCTCAGGGTCAACCTCAGTTGAGAAGTCGATCGCGATTTCTCTGGGATAGTCCAGAGACAGACCTGTGAGGACTTTGGTGCCGAAGGTCGGAGTGTCGTCGACAATGCAGAACGGATAAACCGCAGTGACCAGGTTGCTCATGTCGAGCTCCTGGGACAATTCCGTCAGGTTTTTCCCGTAGCGGATCGTGACGCCTCGGTCAGTTCCTCGGTTCTGCTTCAGGGTTGCCGCGTAGTTATCAAAAACCCATTCACCGGATCCATATATGTCGAGCAGACTGCCCTGTTTGCCTCCAAACCATGAACGGACGCTTGACGGCTCCGTGATGTTGAATTTTCCCGCCGTGGATTTAGTCGTGTTGATGGAGAAGCTCCCGGCGTTTGAATTGAGAAGAGCACAAGCGGCTGAACAGCTGTTTGCCGTTCCGCTCTGGATGACCTTGCCGCTCAAGTCATAACTGATATGCTGCGCGTTAACTGTGAAAGATCCGTTGATGTTCTTGCCGACCTTGTAGATCCTGAACAATTGCGGGTTTGAGGTAAAATTCGGCTGCGCCTTGATCAGTCTTAACGGCTGCAGCTCCTCCGCGTGGATTCCGTCCGCAGGATATTGAAGCGTTAGCTCAAACGCTCCGTTGCGCTCCTCTTTAACTGTGCAGCTGATGGCATCCGTCAGGGCGCCGATTCCGTAAGTCGTGGGAACCGTGCCCTCTGTTGTTGTTTGGTAAAGAATCGGGATCATGTGCACCTCTTAAATCGTGAAATACCTCGGGACAATGGTCGCAGTCGTAACGGATCCCGTCACACCCACAGCGTTCACTCCGGGCGCGATCGTCGGGAATGTTCCCGTTATCTTGTCGTTCTTGTTCTCAGATGGCAGTCTGTAGGCGTTCATGCGCTCACAATCAATATTGATGTAATCCGTCACGTTCGCCACGATAGTCTTGCCCCCGATGCTGACGGTGATGTTTCCGCTGCCTTCCAGGTGTATCAAAGGCTTTGCTTCAAATCTCGTATTGTTATAGATCGGCGTGCCGTTCACGAGATCCTCCACCTGTTCGCCTGTCTTGTAGAAACGTTCAGGTCTGCAGGTGAAACTGATCGTCGCCTCACCGTACTGCATGAGCGACGTGCTGACGTTCGTGCCTCCGTTATAGTAAGCAAGGCGGAAGGTCTCAGGCTCAAAACTGTCCTCAAGTCTCTGGTAACCAGTCACGGAGTTGAGCCATGCCGTGAATGCGTTCACTTTATCGGGGAGCTGTGTGGCGTCATCCACGGCGGCCCATACCTTGTATTGACGGGTTGCGTCGTTCCATGCGTTCTGTTGGTACAAAATAGAACCATTTCGCCCGGGAATGTCGAAGGCGGACGACTTGCGCCCAGCCTTCTCAAAAGTCGGGACCTCAGAGACAACGAGGTCAAAGTCTGCGGATGATTCGCCGTTAAAGATAAATAAACCACACTTATCCGTGAATTTATCGAACAAATTAGGCATAAACTGCGGACCTCCTTCTCGTCATCTCCTCGAGTCTCTGACCGACCATGTCCGCGATGTCCTTCGCGTTCATTCCTTCGGTCGGGTAAATGTTGATTGAAATGTTTCCCATGTTCACGTTGTCGCCGTTATCAAGAACAGCCGCGCCCTGGACTCCGTTCGCCTGGACTGTTGCGCTCATGTCTGCGGTCAGTCCGTTCATGTCCTTAATGATGTCCTGCTCGACGTCTGTCATGCTGTCCTGATAGCCTTCATAAAGACCTAAAGGCAAATACTGACCTATCTGGGACGCCCAGACCTTGGAAGGCGATGCGATGCCAAACACTGACTTGATCGCGTTTGTGATTCGCGTGCCCATGCCCTGGATCTTCGTGACAACCCAATCGACTTTGTTGGTGATACCGTTCCACAGTCCGATAACAAGATTGCGGCCGATAGTCGTGACCTGCGACGGAAGCGACTGAAGTGTTGAGACACAACGGTCTACAAATCCGCGGATATTTGACACGACATTGCTCACACGCTCGCGGATCGTGTTGAAGGCGTTCGTGAAGCTGTTGCGGAGGTTTGTCAACCAGTTGGAGACTCTCGTCTGTACGTTGTTAACCAAGTTTACAATCGTGTTCAGGACGGCCGTCTTGAAATTGCGGACCAGATTCACCACGAGCTCGATGCCGGCGCTGACGTTCGGCACGACTGCGCTCAGGAAATTCGTCACGATCTGGCCAAGATTGCGAATTGTCTCGACTATCAAGCCGCCGATCTCAGGGAGTGAATTCGTCAGAGCTACGACCACGGCACCAACTACCAGGAGGACCGCGTTCAGGATCATGCTCAGGTTCTGCGGATCCGTGAGGCTCTGGGCTATCTGTGAGACGATGTTCACGATTGCCGGGAGTAATATCGGCAAGGCGTCCGCCATACTTTCGGCAAGTATTGCGCAAAGCTGCATGATGCCGTCGACTAACATGCCGACGTTGTCCCCGCTTGCCAACCAGGTGACAATCTCCTGCGTCATCTCAATAAGACCGCGCAGGAGCACAGGGAGCGAATTGAACAATGCTCGACCCACGCGCTGCACTCCCGTAGTGATGACAGGCGTCAGCTGTGGAACCATACGGGTGAACGTGACAATGCCCTGATCTATGAAGTCAAAAATCGCAGTCGTCAGGGATGGCAACATCGGCGCAAAGCCAGAGATCAGAGACATGACGAGCGTGTTCGCTATCTCAAAGAATTGAGGTGCGAGCTCCGTGAGGGATGTCGTCACACTGTTCAGACCTTCGCGGATCTGCTCAATGCCGCCATTGCCGGAGAAGACTCCAGCCAATCCTTCCATCACCTGAGTGAGTCCAGGAAGGAACTGCTGCATCATGCTCGCCTTCAGACCTCTGAGGCTGACCTTCATGTTCTGAAGTTCGTCCTCGTATTCCGCAGCGGCTGCGACCGCTTCGTCGGACATAACGCCGCCCAGATCGTGAACCTGTTGACGCATTGCCTCCGTCTCTTCGGCTGTCATGTTGAACAAAGGCGCGAGCTCGGTGGCTCCACGGCCCAGGAGCTGAGAAGCCAAAACCGTCCTCTCACTCTCGTCCTCAACGTTCTGCAGTGCCGCAATGGTTGCGTTCCAAGTCTCTTCTGGAGACATGTTTGCAAGGTCAGCCTGGGAGATTCCCAGAGCATCAAATGCAGCATTGCCCTCTTCGGCTGCAGTCGTGAGCTTCCTCATTGACGTCTTCATTCCGTCAATGCTTGAGCCAGCATGTTGAAGTATAAAATCCCATTCCTGGTATGCCGTCGCCGACATGTTCATCTTCTGGCTCTCTTTGTCGATCTGGTTGCCCAGTTCGGCGATGTCGTTCGACGCGATCAGGAATGCCGCACCCGTAGCAACCGCCGCAGCTGTTGCCGCTGCCAGTGCCGCACTGATCGCCGCCGCACTAGCGCCCAAAGCATTCGCGAAGCTGTCACCAAATGAGCGACCGCTCTCGTTTCCTGCTTCCTGGGAGGCTTGCCTTGCGACGCCTGTGAGCTGGCTTGTGATCTCGCCCTGGCTTCCTGCCATGTTCGGGACAAGGGTCACCGTGGCGCGAGCGACTTCAATCATGCCGTCAGCCATTCGTCTCCACCTTCTTCCTTCGTTTTTCTTCTATCCAAGCAAGGAGCTCGTTCTTCGGGAGTCCACCCCGTCCGAGCGCCCGCTGTTTCTTTTCCCTGCCCGGTCTCGGGTAGGGTGTTATTTTCTCGGAAATGCGCTTCTTGGAATTTGATGCCACGATGTTCCTGTTGATGAGCTGCAAAACGTCGTATATATCCGCAAGGATCGCGTTCGTCTTTGTTCTCGTGTCCCATCCTTCCAAGTCATAGCCCAGATCACGCGCTAATGCGGAGCCCGGACCGATGTTTTTAATAAAAGAGTCGAGGGCATCCCACGACAGGACACCCCCGACATCTTCGACTTGATAATGTGTTTTTGTAATTAGGTCAAAATTCAACGCCTCGCGGTGTTCTTCGACGAAATGCGCGAGGCCGATGATTTTCCCAGGGATAAACCTGCGGCCTTCTGGGTCTCTTCACTCCATGCGTCGATCAATTGCTTGACCATGCCGACGGGAAGCTCTTCAAGGGCTCCCTCCCAGAGATGTGACTCGATGAACTTATACATTGCACTCTCGTCCATCCCCTTCAGCTCCTTAGTGCTCAGAGTTGAACCGAGCGGGATGTTGTAACTATTGCCGTCAATTACGACCTCCAGGCACTCGACGCGCTTGGAATCCAAAACCAGTTTAGCCATTTGTTTATCCTCCATAGAAAAATAGCCCAATTATTAAATTGTCTGACCGTCGTCCTTTGTAAGTGTCCAAGATGCGGCCTCGATGGTAGCGTTCCATGTGATTGCTTCCGTAGGACTAAAGGAAACATCGTCAACGTCGCGAACGATTCCCTTGGATGTACCGAGGAGAAGCATGTCCTCGCCGTCCTTCATAAGGAACAAGAAAGCTGCAGGAGCCGAGGAAACACCGGGCGCAACTGTTACGCTTGTGATGTTACCGTTTGTAGCTGTTGCAGCCGTCTCGGTTACGTTGCTGGAGCCAAAAATGAGCTTGAGCGTGTCGGCTACTGTATACATGAGAGGAGCCTGCACGGTTCCACCCTCGTCAGATCCGACAAGTCTCTCGATCTCCTTCGCCCAGTTGCGAAGAGGCTCGGAGTCCTTGCCAATGCTCCAAGTAATTCCGTCCGCTGTTACTGCGCCGACCTCTGTCCAGTCTGCGCTCAATGTGTCGAGCGGAGAAGCAGGGAGTGCTGTGCCAGCGGCTGCAGTGTAGAACATGCCAGTCGCTAAACCTATACCAAGATTTACCTTGTTTGATGCCATTTTTCGATTCTCCTTTTATAGTGTGTATTCTTCACGATGAGCTACGACTCGAGCCGTCGCTGTTCTCATCTTCAGCTCAGGGCGCACCGGATCCGTTCGCCAGTTCGCCAGAGCATTGAGGTCGGCAAAGCGAAGGGCTCCGTTTTGTGTGGCTGCCTGATATTCAAGCACCCCGATCGCGTTCCTGATGAGAGCATCAGCTTCCGCGTCTGTTTCCGCCCTTGCGTCGATCGTCACCGTGAAGGTGTCGACGGTGTTGGCTGTTGTGCCTCCCGTCGCTGTGATTAATAAAGACGGGACCGCGAAGTTCTTGGGCAACGGTCTCACATAAACAGTGAAATAGTCAGCCAGTGCCTTCCTGATCTCGTCCTCGATGTCTGTGGGTCGTAAAATCTTCATGAGTTGATTGCCCTCGTCAAAACTTTGTCCTCAGCTTCCGCCTGTGCCGCTTGCCTGGTCGTTGAGGTTATAAATGCGCCCCAACGTCCGCCGCCATAACCGAAGTGTTTGACACTAACGTCGAAGCCGTCACCGCCAAAGTTCGCATTTGCGCGGTCACATATTCCGTCAGCTGTATCTTGAACCAAGTCACGCACGCCATCAGACTCAAGGATCGCCTTGAACCCTGCAGAGTTAAACGTGATATCACTGATTCCTTCTATCAACCCGAATACCTCCTCAACCTGATCTCAATGTGTTCGAGTCGCATGGCTGCAGGCTGAACCCTGACGTCGCCGTCGATCTCGTACACTTGTCCGTCGTACTGGATGCGATCCCCGGCTTTGATGTCTGAGTCCGAAGGTGCAAAGAGTGTATATTCGTCCAGTAAACCCAAAACACGCCCGTCCTGGGACAGGCTCGTCGTTGATGGCTGCATCGAACAGCCGTATATTTCCAAGGTCGAGGCTTTTGACCAGTCTGGGACCTCAGAACCTCGCAAGGTCTGCGTCCCCGGTCTTATCCTTGTGACCGTGTCACGACAAAAAGAAGGGAGCATTTTCAGCACCTCCTTCTCGGTTTCATCAGGTTCAGGGCGTCAAGTTTCTGGCGCTTCAGACCGAGAGCCTTCAAGTCAGACGGCCACAGTTTGATCGCTCCGCTCGAGTTTGGAAGACTGAAGGACTGCGAGACGCTTCCAGCTCCTTCGCTGAAGGATGTCGCCGGGAGCATACCGCCGGGAGTGTTCAGCTCACGCATGACAACATCACACGTCACTGACTTCGCCACGTCTGCAAGTCCTCGGTAATCGTAGCGGACGAGGATCTCGCCCACTATCGGATTAACGAACGAAATATCACGACCAAGAAGCGCATAGTCTGCATTTGTGACTTCCTGCCCATTGACCGCAACAAACACCTCACCCGTTACGGGAGTGTTTGACAGTGTGATCGTTGTGGGCTCGTCGTCTGCGACTTCAAACGCGTCGATTGTCGGGACAAGTTCGGACTCGTAGACCATCAGGTCGAAGTTGCGCCCCGTCTTCTCCGCTTCGAAACGGATCAGCGAACTGACCAGCGGGATCAGAGCCGCAGCTCTCTCCTGTTCGGAAGCTGTGAGCGGTCTCTTTAATCTCTGGATGTCCGCAACGGTTGCATAGTCTGACATGATCGTCACCTCTTACTTTCTTGTTCTTTTGCGAGCCTTGGGCTTTGTTTCCGCCTCAGTCTCTGGGATCGTTTCAGGCTCGGGAAGAACCTGGGCGGTGTTGCCACCGTCCACAGGTTCCCAGGGTCCCGAAATGCGACTTGAAACTTCAATAATTGCCCCGGTTCTCGTATTACGGAACCGCACGGTTTACTCCTCGATTCTTGCGAATGCAGCACCGTCGAGGATAGCCCAGCCAAACCATGCCTCAGCACGGAGATAAACCTGGTTGTAACCCTTGAGGTCGTTGCCGGAGTTGTCGGGATCACCGTACTCGATAACCTCGAAGTTGATGATGTCGGCATAGCCCCATCTGAAGAAGTTCTCGAAGTCTCCCATGTAGCCGTGCATTCCTGTTACAGCGCTTACTGTGCTGTTAACGTCGGAAGCTACGCCCTTGATCCTGTCAGGGTTTGCGCCCCAAGCAAGCTCAGGATACTGAGGCACGCCGTTGACCTTAACGTCTGCGAGTGCGCTTGCAAATGTCTTATCCATTGCGAGACCGTTGAACTCGAAATCACCAAGTGCGGCAATACCTGTTGTGATGTTGCCCTCGGGGTCAGGTGTACCGGGAACGAATGTTACAGATGTAACGCTTGCGTTTGTGTCGAGGGAGTTTGTGCCGATGAGAGCGGAAGCGGATCCTGTTGCGGGGTTAACGCCATGGAGTGCCATGATGTCGAGACCGCGCGCGATCTTCTTGCCGAAGCCATCAGTGAAGGCTCTCATGTAGTCGAGTCTCTTCTCGTCAGAGCAGCGGATGAACTCGTCGCTTACTCTCTGGCCATACTCAACCTTGAGAGGAACCATCTTGATGGCTGTGTTCTCACCAGTGTGTGCGCCCTTTGCAGCGCCCTCTGCTACGAGGTTGACCTCACCGTCAAGGGTGAAAACCATGATGTCGGTGCCGCTGAATGCGAGAGGCTCCTGTCTTGAGAGCTTTGCGAGTGAGCTGTGTCCCTGTGCGTTAACGAATACGTCCCTTACAAGCTCGGAAGGGAATCCTGCAGATGTAAATGCCATGATAATTCTCCTTTACTTTGGTGTTTTTATTGAATTGAGCACCTGGCGCATTGCTGCGTCTTTTTCGTTTCCTTCGGTGCCGCCTTCCATGTTCTTAGTAGGCAATAGTGTCGGACCATTGCCCACGAGTGCCTTGAGCTTCTCAGCGTCTGCTCGGATGGTTGTCTCATCATCTCCGCCGATCCTGCCAATCCACTCGTAACCCAGACCGACCTCGTGCGCTATCCGGTTTTTTAATGAGTCCGTCTCATAGTCTTTAATCTTTGCGTTGAGGTCTTCGATCGTCTTCAGATCACCCTCGTGTGCCTTCTTGTAATCGTCGAAGGACTTCGCAACTTCCGCGAGTGCTCTCTTGTGGTCCTCGGGTGATATAAAACCCTCATACCTCTTGTTTGATGCTTCGCGCTCCCTTGCGAGCCTTTTCTCGATGATTGCGTCAAGCTCCTCCTGTGTCTCGATCGTCTTGAAGTCTGCCATGTTGTTCTCCTTTCCCGATTTGTCCGTTCGGTAACGTATTTAATAACCGACGCGCTGCTTTTTGACCTCTTTGGTCATCATGCAGGCGTGAGTCGCTAAAACCACAGACTCGATCAGAGCGACCTCAATGTCGTCGTCAAGAGTCTTGTAACCATAACCGCCACCGCTTCCGATCGCTCGGTGGTCGCAGTTCGTCACGCTTTGCCGAAGTCCTGGCTGCCCTGCGTGACAAATCGCCTTGTTTGCGATGGCAGTCTCGAAATCACTCGAAGCCTGGATCACTTCCTTGACTGTTGCGGCAAGGATTCCCTTGAGCTTTTGCTCTTTGCACTCTCGCAGGAATGTCTCCAGACCGCTCGCACCGTCGACAAGGACCGCCTTGGCTTTGGTCTTCAAGATGAAGTTCAAAAGCCACTCATTTCCTTCTCTTTGGTTCCTGCAATCGATAGCTTCCACAAAGATCCGATCGTCTTCCGTTCTGATCGCAACGGATAAGCATACGTTTTGACCATCACGCCCAAACTTCACGCCAACAAAAACGGAGCCCTTGAACTTTGGCAAGGTCTCCGTCTTCAATGCGTCCCAATCCGGGGCGCTGATCGCGCTCTGTTGGTTGTACTTAATCCACAGCCCTAACCTCTGAATGTTAAAGTCCAGATCGTCGCCGTTGATCTCGCCCTGCACGGTGCGCTCCGTGAGGATCGTGCCAAGCGACGGGCTCGTCATATACCAGGCATCAACATCATGAACGTCAGTCTTGTGATCAACTGACCACTCCGCCCAACCTCCGTTGATTGTCTCGCCTCGCAGCGTCTTGTCTCGGTAGTCTCTGAAGACATCGCCGGAGCTGACCGCCGTGGGAGGCGTGCCGCACATTATCGTCTGCGGATTTTTGGAACTAGAGACGACATAATTGAGAGCAGTCTGTTGTGCCTGCGTGTACTCCTGAGCCTCGTCGATGACAAGAAGGTCATAACCGGAACCCAGGGCGCCCGATGATGTTCTTGTGCGGAAATCAATGACCGCGCCGTTGTTCATCTCGATGCGCTCTTTGCCGTATGCCTTATAGGTCGACTTTGGAGCGACGCCGATCTCGTCGAGTCTGTTCTTCAGTCGTTCCCATGCTATGTGTGCCGTGTCCGTCAGGTGAGCCGTGTGAAGTATATGCTCACCGTTGAACAAGCCCCAGAGCTCGCGCTGTGTGATGATCTCGGTCTTGCCGTTCCTTCGTGGGACGGAATAACCGAACTTTGTGTGGATCCAAAGCCCTTGATCATTTACGGCCATGATGTCATTCAGCATTAACGCCTGCCATTCCTGGCAAACGTTGCCGCTCATGTCATAAAGCTGACGGGCTTCGTCTCCGAGTGTTTTCTCGTAATCTAAAACCACGGACATCGTCGGGATTTGATTCCCGATTCTTGTCATGGTTCAGCGATTCCCTCCTTTGGCTTGTCTCTGGTCCTCATGTCTTCCGTCACCTCCTGAAGTTGTTGACCGTTTCCCTATAGAATCCCGTGTTGCGCTCAGTGATGAAGTTGATCGTGCACCGACAATTTTCGTGTCGTCTCCAAACATCTTCACCCTGAGCTCTTACGTCGTCATAGTTATAAACGCCTGCGACTTCATCGCACCAAGGACAGGCTCCTGCTTCCGCGGTCCTGATGACCATGGACTTGATGCCTGCTCTGGCAAGTAGTGCAGCATTGTCTCGAATCGAGTCGTCGACAATGTTCTGCGAGAAGTTAACAAGCTGGTCGTAAAAACTTCGTTCAATGTTGGTAAACTCCGGATTGTCCCGGAGCTCCGTGATGAGTCCATAGGCTCGATCACTATCAAATGCCGGTCTCTGGTAACGGATCCCGATGCCTGCGTTCGTGTTCATGTCATTCTGAACCTGCTCGCAGGCGTATGTGATAATGCTGTGATTGAGTCCCAGACTCTGCGGAATCAAGTCCTCGAGATCCCATTCGGCGATTGATTCAACGGGTGCATGTCTTCGCAGCACCGTCGCCAGATTATCGCCGACCCTAACCGCGTATTCGCTCGCCATCTCGTAGGTGCCGCGCCCTGCTTCGATCTCGTTGATCAGATAGGTCGCACGCCTGTCGAGGTTCAAAGCTCTCAAAAACGGCTCTTTGATGTCTTCATAGGTCAATGGATCCATTACTCAATCCCCGTCAATCTTCTCATGCGGTCCTCGTTGATGTAGTCGTTGCCGTTCTGCATTGCCTGGTTCAGCTTCAGGACGCCGTCACCGATCAGTGACAACGTTGCAGCATCAGGCTCGAAAACAGGACGCCATGCGACTTTTGTCTCAAATATCTCCTCGCGTGTGTAGTCCTGATTGTCTCGGAGACATGCGCCTATATATCCGACATTCTTGAAACCGACGGCAAAGCATCGTTGTGCTTTGGCTGCGATCAGTCTCAGACCTTCGTGCGCCGCCTTTATAGCTTCAGCACTGGAAGGGTTCGACGTAACAAAGCCCAGATCGTCAAGTGTGAGACCCGTCTCACCTGCGAACATGGAAGCGATTGACTTCAGCTCTTCAACATGTGGCTGCATACTGCCCTGACTGAACTGTCCGAGTGTGGGACGGTCGCCATCTTCGTCCTTTGTGAACGTGAGCATTGCGCTCATGGTTGCCTTCCATGAGTCCATCAGCTCCGCGTCTTGTGACAATCCCGTCGCGTATTTCTGCGGGAAGCTGTAAAACTCCGCCGAGATCTCGGTCCTCTTCAGGGTCCTCATGGCTGCCTTTGCGTATTCCATGCACGCCCTTGAAATCCTCGAGTGTCCGAACGGTCTCCTTGCGTCGGGCTTGTAGATGATAGGCACCAATGCGCAATAATCACACTTGAACGTCTCAACTGCGACCTGATCGGATCCCTTCGTGTACACTTCAGTCCTTCCGGGCGTGAAATATGCCTCACTGATCGGGTTGCCCTTGTCATCGCGATCAAGAACGGCATAACCCTCGACCAGGAGCTTCGTGAAATCGTCCAGGACTCCCGTGGCGTTCGTTCCGTCGATGATCTGGAACCGAACACGTCCCTCGCCTGCTCCCTTGGAGATATAGACGAACGAACAGGACGTTATAAGCGCGGACAGGATCGCATCATCAAAGAAAATATCGGGATTGTTCTGGTCGAACATCTCCTTGAACATGAAGTTATCATTTTCAAACTGGTCGAACTGGAGACGATCGGCAAGGCCATCGACTGCCTTTGTGCACCAACCGTTAACGCAATTGAACCACTCGAGCCCTTCAGGGGTAGAGATGCCCAAATCTGCAGCGCGTTGTTTTTCTTCATAATATTCATAACGGAGAAGTCCGCGCGTCCTCTTAAACTTCAGCTTTTTCCTCAACTTCTCGATTCCGATGCTCATTTTTTCGCCTTCCTTATCTTTGCCATGATGTCCGCCTCTGTGGGCGCGTCGTCTGTTTCTTCTCCGTTGACCAATGCAAAAATCTTGTGCATGGTCTGGATCGTCTGGATTCGAACCGCGTCGGTGACTTCCTCAGAGTCGCGGATCTTCTTCAACACTTTCATGTTCTTCTGCGTCTCAGGATCGTCTTCAGCGATGAGCTTCTGCATCGTCTGAATCGCCTGAACTCTTACAGCGGGCAAATTGTCCACGTTGTCCCTGATTTTGACCAGGGTCATGATATTTATTTTTGTTTCGTTCTTTGTGTTCATTGTTTCCACCGTTCCGCCCCGGGGTTTAGTGTGCGTTTTCTTCACA